CACAACAAGCCAAAGACTACAACAACTCATTCATCAAACCCACAATTCGCGAATCGTTTTCTGATAGTGGAGCAGATGGAATTGTCAAACTTCCTAAGGGCTGGATTGATGGTACTGGGGATTATAAGGTTGAGGAGTTGGCTATTGAGGAAGGGGAATTAATAACTACACCACTGAGTGTAACAAATGGGTTTGCTCATTCTGGTAGTGGTGTTTATGAATATACAACAAATGGTTCAACATCTTATTTATATCAGGCAAGTATTGTAACCATTGGGAAAAGATATAAATTAAAATATACGATTGATTCTAATTCTAATAGCACAGTATTTGGTGCAACTGGTGCTGCGTTTAATGCACAAGTACCTTCTGCAACAGTTGGTATTCATTCGTATGATTTAACTGCTAATATTACAGATGCTTTATATTTCGCAGTATTAAGTAGTGAGCCAAGCGGATTACAAATAAGTAATATTTCAATAACAGAAATCCCACCCCTACCAGACTTCGACACAGGAACTAAATACTTAGAATGTGATAGCGCAGGAACAATCGCTATTCCAAATAAGAATGCTTATGGTAGAGTCTTTGAAGGTGTTTTGTATAAAGGTGCTGATGGGAATAGAGTTATTTCTAATTTTATTTCAGATAGAACGAATGCGAGTATAAATAATTTCGATGGATATAATTTACTTCTTAATAACGATGAAGCAATCTATCTTGCACAAAGGGCAGCTCCATCAACAACAAATGTATTATTTAATACAGCAGCTTCCTACTTCAACATCAACACTTGGTACAGACTAAAGGTTACTCGTACAACTGATGGAGAGTTCACAGTTCTAATCAAAGGCGGTTCGTTTACAGCTACCATAGGATATGACGGATGGACACTTGTACAGCCTACGGGAGAATCATTATCAGGTGACCCTTTAGTTTATACAAATAATCCTGTAACAGATAATACCTATACGACTTCGGAATATCTAGTTGCCGATCTCGATGCTGGCGATAAGATAACTAATTTATTATTAACAGACCAAGTAAAACAATAGGAGGACATCATGGCTAAAGGAACACCAAAGAGAGATGGTTCAGGAAAAGGCAACAGAGGAAACAGAGGTCGTGGTGGCTGTGCTACTACAAAAGGTTCAGGTAGCGGGAGAAAATAATGGAACAAGAGCGACGACATGACGCCAAGATGAACCAGCTTTGCATAGACGTGGCTGTCATTATGGAAAAGATAATAGCAGTTGACAAGAGAATCAACGGGTCTATCGATGACTTTGAACAACATATATCTCACGGTTCTAAATGGCGGATTGCAATTACCGTTGTGGCTCTTGGGCTGATTGGTGCTTGTTTAACGGCGGCAGTTAGTTATGGGGAGATGAAGCATGCTATTAAGGATAATTCGGCTGAGATTGGGGAGTTGCGGAAATAATGGAAGGTTTAACAACTTTATTATCTTCATTCTCAGATTTAGTAGCACCGTTGTTAGAGTTCATTATTTGGATATTTCCTATAAAAATATATAGGTTAGATAATGGAGAAAAAGGAGTTATTAAAACATGGGGAATGGTAAGAAGCTGGAGAACAGCAGAAAGAGGTCCAGGTGTATCATTTTGTTTCATATTTGAAGAGATGGTCGTTGTTCAGGCTATCGGTGGATTTATTAATCTACCTGAGCAAACCATTACCACAAAGGACAACAAAGTCGTCATATGTAACGGAGCAGTTGAATATACTATTAGTAACGTTCAACAAGCTATGCTAGAGACCGAAGACATAGAGGAAATGCTATGCGGTTTTAGCTTGAACCAAATAAGAGAATATGGACGGACAAAAGATTTAGAAGAGCTACTAGATAGCGAGAAGTTAACAAGAGAACTGGTAACTCCAATCAACAGAAAGATTAAAATATACGGGTCAAAGATAGAAAGAATTATGATTACAGATTTAAGACCGCATGAAGTAACATTAGGATGTGATACTTTCAAGATTATATCTAGGGAGTATATTAATAGTGTTTCTAAATAAATTAATTGGATGGTGGAAAATGGAAAAAGAAAATTATACACCTTACGAGGACAGAGCAGAGCATGATTTCTTTAAGTTATTAGCAATGCAAATGAAAAAGATTAAAGTACGACTAGAAAGTAGTAAAGAAGCAGAAGACGCTTACAGAGATACAATAGGAATTATAGATGGTTATCATAGTGAACGTAAAGACAAGCGGAGAAAGAATGACTGAAAAGAAAGTAAGATATATTAAATGCTCTCGTGACGGAAAAGAAAGACCGCTACATAGAATGATGATGCAAGATTATATTGGTAGAAAATTACTAAAAAGAGAAGTGGTTCATCATATAGACGGAAACAAAATAAATAATAGAATTGAAAATCTTAGAATTTTAGATATAGGCGACCATGCAAGATTACATTTTAAAGATAAAAAGAGACCATGTGTTACAAGATATGAAATTGTTGATAAGTTACCGGAACCGACAGAGATAGGTAGGATAGTTTCATTACTGCCAGATTATAGAACATACAAATGTATTTGTTGTGAAGAATGTGGAAATATATTTTGGGTTAGAAAAGATAAGAAAACAAGAACATGTGTCGGGAGATGTAGTTTGATAACTGCATGGAAAGAAGGAAAATATGGGTCAAGAAGAAAAAAGACTTCAATGGCAAGTTGTACTTAAGCTATTAATAGCAATTACTTGCGCATCGTTATATGCATTCGGGGGGATATCTAATAGACTACTCCTTAGACGTATCTTAGCACCGGCTATTGCAGCAGTAAGTTGCTTTGCTTTTTCTAAGAACTGGAAGTATTTAATAATGTTTCCATTGTTATGGCTATCGTCATCAATAGGATATGGTGCAAGTGAGACATGGCTAAAGATAATTAAAAGGTCATACGTAGCACTAGCATTTAGTCTTTCAGTCAACGTAGTTAACATTTTTAGTAAGCTATGGGCTATGGTAGTCTTTCACACAATCATAATATCAGCAGGGTTTGTTGCTCTTGGAGTATTCAATCCGTTATCAGCTAGAGCAGAAGAAACATTACTTGGCTGTTTAATATATATACCATTATTATTAAGTACAAAACCAAAGGAGAACTAAAATGGACAAAACAGCAATTTCAAGCATTATAAATACATTGTTAGCTTTAATCCCAGATGATCTAATAAAGAGCATCTTAGACAAAGTATTCGATGCCATTGAAGACAAAGTAAAAGATTCAGCTAATACATGGGATGACGCTATCGTCTTACCATTGATTACAAAAGCACGTGAGATTTTAAACGTTCCTGATAATGACTAATATAATTGCACTATTAAAAGGAGTGTTCGGATTAATAACGGTTATCTTTAAAGAGAAGATTGAAAAGGATAAGCGTAAGAGAGCAAAACGTAAAGAGATAAAAGAGGAGATGCAAGATGCGCTTAGCAATAAGGATGTTTCTAGGATTAATGCTAGTATTGGTCGTATTAAGCGGCTGCGCTAGAAAAGGTGTCACTCTTTATCTTATTAAAGACACGGATATCTCAGTTATTAAAAAGGGCGAAACTTCAAAGATAGATGGTTTCGTTATAAGTGAATTTTATTTAAAAGAAGTATTAGAAACACAACTTGAACAAAAAGGAGATTAGAATGTTGGTATTTTTATCCGGTAAGACAGTAACGATTAAGAACATGGAGATTTTTAAGACCGGCAAATGGAATGGTCATACTTTTAAAGACGCAGACTTAGACGAAATGGCTGTTAACTTTAAAGCATTAAAGGGTAGTCTAGTCCCTAAACTTAAAATCACTCATCGTAAGGATCAAGAGTCTTTGGCCGGATTAGCAAGCTATGGAGACATAACTAATATTTATGCTCAAGGCAAAGACAAGCGTCTTTTCGCAGATATCGAAGGAGTACCTTTAGAGGTTGCAACTTGGATAAAAGAAAGACGTTTCGCCGAAAGAAGCATTGAGCTTTATAATAAATTTGACCTAGATGGTAAAGTATATAACAAGGTCATATCAGCGGTGGCATTACTAGGACATGAAATTCCAGCGGTTGCTGGCATGGAACCTGTAAAACTGAACAAAGAAGATTCCGAGTTTGAACAAACAGAGGAACGAGCAGCCGTATCATTTAAACTAGATGATGAATCTATACAATTCGAAATAGTCGAAAAAGTCGACAAGATCGAGAAACCTAAGGAGGAGAAAAAAATGGATTTCGAAAAACTTATTGAGATGTTTAACTCTCTAAAGAAGACAGTCGAAAAAGAGTTGCAAGAAAAATCAGAGAATGCTAACGCAGAAGATGTAGAAGCATTTAAGGTTAAGATTGCAGAGTACGAAACAAAGATTGCAGAGCTAGAAAAACTTAAAGAGGATTTCGAAGCTACTAAAAAGTCTTTAGAAGATATTAAGAAAGATAATGACGAGCTTAAGAAAAGCAACGATGATTTATCTTTGAATAATAAAGAAATCGCTGTTGACAGCTTTATTGAAACTAATAAAGTAGACGGTAAGATTCTTCCAGCTTTTGAGAAAGAAGTAAAAGCACTTCTAATGTCTATGACAGAGGAAAAAGAAATTAAGTTTGAAAAAGAAGAAGGCAAAGAAGAAGACGTTTCATCTTTTGATCTTTTACAAGACTTAATCGGAAAGCTACCTAACATGGTAGACTTCGAAGAACATTCAAAAAACAAAGACGAGAAAAAAGAATTGAAAAAAGAAATTACATCAGGTGAGTTCAAAATTAGTAATACTGATTTGAACGATGAAGCTGAGACATACGCAGAAGAGAACAAAGTACCTTTTGCAGATGCTTTGATTGAAGTTAGCAAGAAATTTGCAGCTGAAGGAAAAGCTCAAGGAATTTCTAAAGACGAATAGTTATCATTTGTCTGAGAGAAACGGTTAAATAAAAAGTAAACTATAAAGAGGAGATTTTAAAATGGTACAAAGAGGTACAAGACCAGTATTAGAAGATTCCTTTATTGCCGATGAAGCAATTACACAATACGCTGCTGTTCTTTACACTAGCACGGAGGGACATGTTTCCGCTCCTGCTGCTGCAAAGGATGAGAGCGTTGCGGGTATTGCTCAAGAGGCCGCTACTACTTCTGGAGACGTTATTCGAATCATGCAGATTGGAAAAAGCAAAGTTATCGCTGGAGCTTCGGCTTCCATTGGTGACCAGTTAGCTATCCATGACATCGTGGGTCGTGTCTCAAGACCAACAGCTTTTGTATCCGGTGACGGATATGTTGGTTATTATGAAGAAGCTCCTAGCGCTTCAGGCGACATAGTTACGGCTTTTGTAAACGTAAGAGATATAATCCGATAAAGGGAGATTAATCATGCCATCAAGAAGTAATGTACATATAGATGCAGCTTTGACAAATCTTGCTATTAAATATCGAAATTTCGCTTTCGTTGCAGACCGTGTACTACCTGTCGTTTCGGTTGTTAAGGAAAGTGATAAATATTTCATCTTCGGTCGTGAAGAGATGAAGGAAGTTGACACTCATAGAGCTGTCGGCGCACCTTCAAATGAGATCGATTGGGATGTCTCAAACGCATCATATTCTTGTGAAGAATATTCATTGCGTAAACTAGTTGCAGATAGAATCGTTCGTAATTCAGATTCTCCAATCCGCCCAAGAATGACAACTCAAGAGAAACTCTTGAAATGGATTCTTTTAGGATATGAGAAGCGAGTTAAAGATTTAGTTACGGGAGGCAGCTTAACAAATGCTGTTCCTACGATTAAATGGGACGCTACTAATGCCACTATTGAGGACGATATTGACACAGCAAAATTAAGCATTAGAAATAGTGCAGGCGTAGAACCAAACATCTTAGTTCTTAACGATGAGGTTAAAGATGCCATTAAAAAGGATTCAACAATTCGAAATCTTATTCGCTATACGATTACAGGTAGCGGTGGACAAGAGTTATTGGTTAACGGCGAATTGCCACCTGTAATTTTTGGATTGAAAACCATTCTAGCAATGGCTCGAGAAGATACAGCTAAAACAGGACAGACAGCAAGTCGTTCAGCTATCTGGCCAGATGACGTTTTAGTTTCCTACTCAGAACCTAATGCATCTATCGATGCCCTATCTTTAGGATATACTTTCCGTGTAAACGGTGGTATCAAGACTAAAGCTTGGCGCGATAATGCACGTGATGGTGAAATGATTCAGCCTAGCATTATTCAAGACGAGAAACTTGTCGCCACTGGCGCAGGCTATCTTATTGATAGTGTTTTAACTTAATCAATATAATGGGCGGGGGGACTAACCCTCCTCTCGCTCAATTCTAAGGAGGATTTATGGGTAATGATATGACCGGACAATGGTCGAGAGAAACAAAGAGACAATATAGTAAAGTAAGTCAAGGGAACAAAGAGACTTATCGAAAAGAGAAGATGGCAAAAGAGTTAGGCTCAAAAGGATTCAATCATGCAGCAGTAGCCGGCATGATGGGAATTACCGAAAGCTCCGCTAAGACTATGATGAAAAAAGGCGGAAGTATAAAGACGGACGGGAGGCTTTAAATGCAAAAGAAAACTTATATATGTCAAGAATGCGGAAGAGAATTTGATGCGATGCCTTTTCCAAACCCTTGCGCATGTGGAAATATATGTGAAGAGTTCTTTAGAGAGAAAGATAACTTTGACAGAATGGATGAAGCCGAAGGAATACCTTTAGCTGGAGTCAAGATAGCTCCTGAAACAATTAAAGAACAAAAGAAAGAAAAGCTAGTTAAAGAAGTTGCTGAACAGATTAAATTACAAGACGAAGCACCTGAGATTATTACTCAGCCAATAGAAGTTAAAGAAGAAGTTAAAAAAGAAGAAGATTTAGATTTTAAAAACATGACTCGTTTAGATTTAGTTAATGCTTTAGATAAAGCAGGTGTTAAATATGGTACAAGCGATAACAAAACAAAATTGCTTAAGCTATGTAATAAGAAACTTAAGAAAAAGAAGATACTTTGGTAGGAGAATAATATGAGCGTTTATTATGGAAATTCCGGAGATGTACGTAGCGACTTAAATGGTGGGTTACCAACAAGTCATGCAAACTATCAAGGTGAAGCTCAGATAGGCGGAGACTTAATAGAGCGTGGACGAAGGTATTCATATTCTGTTATAAACGGAAAGCTTAAAGATAAGTATGGCTCTGCTGTTCCATGGGGAGCAGGTTCCGAACCAGCTTTAATATATGAGATATCAAATAAGCTAACTCAATGCTTCGTTATCAATGCTAAGAACTTAGGCAATGAGCCTTTAGATAAAGCTAAAAGAGAAGACTTATGCGATACACCAAGAAAGCTATTAGATGATATTGCAGACGGTGGTATTGAGCTACCTGAATCAGATAATCCTTTAGGCGCAAAAGTTTATCACAATAAGTCCGGATATACTCCAATATTTGATATTGACCCAACATTGAATGCTGAACCAGATTCTGATTTACTAGACGAGATAGAAAATGATAGAAGTTGAGTTCGATAGCAATGCAAAAGAATTATCGGTATTCATGAAGAGTGCCAACAACAAGCTAAACGTTATGACTGTTCCGCTTAAGAAGACTGGTGTCTATATGTTGGGAAGTATTGACAAGAACTTTAGATATGAAGGTCGTCCTAACAAATGGGAGTCATTAAAACCCGCTACACTAAAAGCTAGACGAGGCGGAGGTGGTGGAAAGATACTACAAGACACTGGTAGATTAAAACAAAGCTTGACAATAAAAGAGATGCCTCTCTCTGTATCAATAGGAACAAATGTTAAGTACGGAAAGTTCCATCAATTTGGATCGCCAAGGAAAGACATACCTAAAAGAAAGTTTCTAATGTTTCAAGAGTCAGATAAGAAAGTTATTAATAGGATATTCAAAGACCATGTTAAAGATTCATTTAATAAAGCAGTAATGTTTAAAGGATAATATGAATACACTTATTACTAAAATTAAAACATATTTAGAAGGCAAAAGAACAGACGGAACCATTAATGTTCCAGAGCAAGCTATCCAAAAGGTTGCTCCTAATTCTATTCCACCTTTAAGAAATGACCAGATGCCGTTTATAGGCATTGCTCCAATCTCATCAAACGAATCATGGATAACAACAGGTAAAAGAAATGTTGTTCATATGGTCGATTTATATTGTGCTATAAAATATACCGTTCAAGAAGACGAAGTCACAAAGATGCTTGAGTTGGTTGAAGATATAGAAGATGTAGTACGAAATCAGAAGTTCGATGATTATCTGAGCGCTCCTGCTCAATTAAGCGTTCCTAATTACGTTACAACTCCATACGGAGATAATATATATTTAATAATAGCGACGGTCAGCGTCGAATGCCGGAGAGTTTTTATAAGCTCTTGACAATGGCAAAAGGAGGAATAGATGAAAATAATTTGCATGACGGATTCACCAAACATCAAGACCGGAATGGCTAGAGTGGGTCGAGAGATTGCTTTAGGGTTATGTGAAGCTGGACATGAAGTAGTTTACATCGGATGGTATAGAGACGCACCAGATACACAGAAGTGGCCATTCAAATTAATCCCGAGCGAGAACAAGCATTACGGAGAAGATGTCTTTGATAGAACTATCGTAGCAGAGAGACCAGATTATGTTTTAACTATTGGCGATCCTTGGATGTATAGTTATATCGCTGATAAGCGCAAGTGTAGAACCAGAGATTTATTTCAATGGATTGGATATGTTGCTGTTGATGGTCATACTGTTAATGGGACGTTGCCTGTTTTCTGGGATAAAGTTATTAATGATATGGATAGGGTTGTTGCTTATACTAACTATGGAAAGAATGTATTGTTAAAATCATTTCCTAATATAGTAGATAGATTAAGTATGATTTATCATGGCGTTAAGACAGATACTTATTATCCTTTACCGGAACAATCAATAGAAAAGGTTAGAGAACAATTTATAGTAAAAGATAAATTTGTATTCTTAATTGTAGCTAGGAATCAAGGAAGAAAGAATTGGTCAGAAGTATTTAAGGCATGGAAGATCATCCAGGATGATAACTTATGTCCTAATGCGGTATTGTGGCCGCATACTTATTTCTACGATCGTTCTGGTTATAATATGGATGATATGATTGATACGTTTGGACTTGATAAAACAAAAAGTATTGTGTTCTTTGATACGATAGCAAGAAGTGAAAATCCGATGTCAATGGTACCGGATAAAGTGTTAAACCAATTATACAATGCTTCCGATTGTCTTATTTCATTAGGTGGAGAAGGTTTCGGATTACCTATTATCGAGAACATGGCTTGTAGAAAACCAAGCATATTGATAGACCACTCTGCACCGGCTGAACTCGGAGCAAATGGAAGAGCGCTATTAGTAAAAGTAAAAAACTATGCAACTGGATTATATTTAACAGAAAGACCGATGCCAGATGTTGATGATATAGTAGATAAATGTGTTGAGATTTATAAAGACGCAGAGCTAAGACGAGATATGTCAAAGAATGCGTATGAGTTTGCTACACAATACGATTGGAAAGATATAGGCATTCAATGGGATGAGTATTTTAAAGACTTAACTTATCCTACTAAAAAACCTTTAATCTTAGCGGAGGTGTCATAATGAATAACTTAATTTGGCATGGTCCGTTCTGCGGGCAATCAGGTTATGAAGTAATCACAAGAGAGCTCTTGTTGGCATTAGATAAGATTGGAGTTAAGATAAAGCTTCAACCAGCGTCGGGATGGAACAGAGAAATGATTCAATTACCTGTTGATGTTCAAAGTAGATTTAAGAGAATGATTCATAATAAAGTTCCAGAAGGAACGCCTTGTGTAATGCATCAAAAAGGACAAGAAGCTATATTGAAATTGATTACACCTGAAACTAAAAAGTATTGTTATACGTTATTTGAAACTAATAAGCTCCCTAAACCTTGGATAGATGATCTTAAAGGGATGGATAAAGTATTTACATTTAGTAATTTTAATAAGAATTGCTGGACAGAATTAGATAACGTTCATGTATTGCCTTATGGAGTCTCTAAAGAGTTTAAAGAAGACATGTCAGCAGCAAACATCCTAAATAAGAAAGGATATACATTCCTTTGCAACGGAGACTTTGTTGAAAGAAAGAACTTCGAAGGGCTTATGAAAGCCTACGTAGAAGAGTTCGATTCAAGCGATGATGTTACGTTAATATTAAAAACTCATTTTGGAGGGTTTACGAAACGTAATCAGGAAGCATTAAAAGATGACATACAGAGATATGTCAATGATCTTGGGAAAACGAACCCTCCTAAAATCCTCATCTTCTTAGATAAAATTCAAGTAGAAGACATGGTCGCTTTATATAAGGCTTGCGATTGCTTTGTATTGCCAAGCAAAGGCGAAGGATTAGGATTACCTATCTTAGAAGCTATGGCTTGTGGTAAACCTATTATAGCAACAGACTGGAGCGCGTTATCTGAGTTACCGTTTGAAGGTATAAGGATACCAGCAACGGAAGAAGTCATTGATAATATTGAATTTATTAAGAAATGCCCTCATGCATTGAATCATAAGTGGGCTAAGATTGATAATAAGGATATAAGAAAAGCATTAAGAGAAGCGTTTACTAATCAAGAAGAATACAAAACAATGGGTGAGCACAATGCCAAAATAGCTAAAGATTTACATTGGCATAATGCAGCATTGGAAATGATGAGAGTTATTGGAGGTGCAGAATGCACACAATAAGACCATGTAAAGTAATGCTTGTTCTTTCCAAGACGCTTGGTGATGTTGTTTTAATCCATAACTTAATAGATGGAATACATAAAGAATACAAAGACCCTGAAATAGATATCTTTGTAGATGAGAAATATAAAGATATTATTGTTGGGAACCCAAAGATGTCCGTAGTTTATTGTATGAAAAGTTGGTTAAATAATTGGGCTAAGATATTAGAAAGAACATTTGAATACGATGTTGTATTAATTCCACAACAGCTTCATATGGAAGATAATGTTTGGCATCAACTAGACCACTTAAGACATCAGCACTTAGTTGACTTCTATTTAGATCGATGTCGCTTACCAAAAAGAACAAAAGAAGATAAGCTTCAAATATTTCCTTTACAAGATGATATTGATGCGGTTGATAAGTTAGATATTAAAGAACCATATATCGTAATGCACAATACATCATTAGTTCCTAGTAAAGACTGGAGTTATTTTAATGAGTTGGCTTTATCAATGATTCACGAGGGAGTTAACGTAGTCCAAGTAGGTGCTGATACAGATACAACGATAGATAAGGCTTTAGACTTAAGAAGTAAGCTATCGTTTAAACAAATAGCTGTGTTATGTAGTAAGTCCAAGTGTTTTGTTGGCTTAGATAGCGGTTTAAGCTATGTTTCAGCCGCTTCTGGAGCAAAGACCATAGTTATCCAAGGTGCGACTGTTCCAGAGACCTCAGGACCATTTGGAGAGAACGTTATTAATATAGTAAGTGAAACAAGAGAAGAATGTAAAGATAAAAGGTGTCATGGGAATTGTAAGTTCAATGACAAATGTATAAACCGAATATCAATCATTGATGTTCTTGCGGAGGTTAAAAAATGTTAAAGAGAAAAACAATTGATTTAAATATAGAAAAAGAGTTTCTAGCTAATGCTAGTAAGAACACCGAATCTTTAAAGAAGACATTGAATCTTATTAAAGACGGTAGCTTGTTTTTTGTTGGGCAGTATAGTGACAAAAGAAAAAGAAGAGCAGTAGACTTCTTAACACAAGCATTAAAGGAGAAAAATGAAAGTACTATTCATAACAAGGCCGTATCTGATAGACCCGCTAGGACTAGCACTACTAAGCGCGTCTCTTAAGAAAGCTGGACATGAAACATTTCTAGAATTGAATGAAGATGGAAAAGATTTCGCTCTTTTGAATAAAGTAATTAAAATACAGCCAGATATATTAGCGTATAGCGTATATACTGGTGCTCATGATTATTATGTAAAGTTGAACAAAATGATAAGAGAAAAAACAGGATTAAAAGCAGTAAGCGTATTCGGCGGACCACATTGCACATACTTTGAGGACATTAAAGACAATGAATATGTAGATGTTGTCATGCAGGGAGAATGCGACTTAACTTTTCCTCAGCTATTAGAAGACTTAGATACTTATAAGTTTCCAGTAGTCATCAAGGCTGACATGAATCCTCAAGACTTAGATGCTTTACCATTACCGGATAGGTCTTTGATATATAAGTTTGAAAGAAATAGAAACAATCCTATCAAGAATATAATGACTAGCAGGGGATGTCCTTTTGCTTGTCCGTATTGCTATAACAGCGTCTACAATAAGATGTTTTGTGGTAAGACTGTTAGATACCGAAACATTGATAGCGTTATAGAAGAAGGACGAAAGATTAAAGAAGATTATCCTGCCACGGAATATATCTTTTTTGAAGACGATGAGTTTATCGCTATCAAAGACAGAGTATTAGAGTTTAGTAAAAAATGGAAAGAGATTGTTGACTTACCATTCCATGTTCAGATACGTATTGATATGTTGACAGAAGAAAAGCTTAAAGCATTAGTAGACGCTGGATGCACAAGTGTTACATTTGCTATCGAGACCGGAAACGAAGATAGACGAAAGAATGTTTTGAATAGAAACATAAGTGATAAGAAGATTTTAGATGGTGCAGCATTATTACGTAAATACAACATACCATTTAGAACAGAGAACATGCTAGCTACTCCTCAAGAGAGCTTAGCTAATGCGTTAGAGACATTAGACATAAATATTAAATGTAAGCCAATGATAGGATGGGCTTCATTGTTTCAACCTTATCCAAAGACTCCAATGGGAGAATGGGCAAAAGAGTTAGGCTTATTTTCTGGAAAACTAGAAGATATTCCAGCAACGTTCTTTGAAGAGACTATTATAAAGATGGATAAGAAATTAAAAAGACAGTTTGAAAACTTGCAGAGACTTTTCGGTTTAGTTTGTAGCTTTCCAATATTAAGAATATTCGTGCCACTATTAATAAGATTGCCACAAAATAAACTTTATGATTATATATATACATCATGGAAAAACAATCAATACAATAAACTCTACAAGGTAGGTTAATATGACACAAGTTAAGTACGTCAATAAAGAAGATATGCATAAACATAAAGACACTGATGGCGTCAAGGTGTTTCCAGATGAGTTTATTAGACGTAGATGGTCGCAGAAAGATGTAATAAATTTCTTGGTAAAAGAGCTTGACAAAGAGGAGAGCTGGATTACTAAGAAGATAAAGAAGATAATTAAAGACACAACTAAAAGGAGGTACAATTAATGTCAGCATCGATTGTAGCATTAGGACACGTTGGTATCAGGAAAGAGGAAAGCTTCGCATCCGGTGGAGACCCTACTGATTATCAGCCAATTTTTAGCGAAGATATCAGAATGGAAAAGCATTATGATTATTCAGATAGAATCATGAATACTTCGCAGCAAGTAGGAGGACGATTATTAAATGTTGGGATTACTGGTTCAATTACATTTCCAATCAGCCCAGACGGACCAGAGATGTGGTGGAATTGTGGTTTAGGACAAACCTCATCTGTTTATTCAGAAGAACGACCTTTAGATAGCATGGTTATTACTTTGGATAGAGAAGCAGGAGATATCTATACAAGTGGAGATATGATTTCTAGCTTAGAGATTTCTTCGGCTGCAGGAGCGCCTTTACAATGCGTTGCAAGCATTGAAGGAAAAGGATACTCAGATTATACTGCAAGCACACCATCTTATACAAGTGGTGATGATGGATTTTTACATAATGAAGGCAAGTTTTATGTTGCTGGTGCAGAGATTTTAAATGTAATGACATTTTCAGTCTCAATCAACAACAATCTTGTTACTGATTTATATACAAATCAAAAAGAAAGACGAGATATTCCTGCAACCAAATGTATGGTAACGGGAAACATGACTTTATTATTTGAAGATACAACTCAAAGAAATAGATTCATGACAGAGGAAAGTGTTAAGTTGGAAGCGATTTACGCAAGAGGCGCAAACTCGTTTACAGTAACCTTAGACAAGGTTCGCTTTGATGATGATTCTCAACCGCTATCTGGTCAGACAGATTATATTGCTGAAACAATTAATTTCACAGCATATGTAGATGACCCTAGTACAGAAGAATCAATTCAAATAACCGTAGTCTAAATAAGATGGAGGTGCAACGATGTTGCAATTAGTTAACACAAAAGAAACGTATGAAGTTCCTTACGTAGTTGACGGGAAAGAACAAGCAGTATTTGTTCTAAGAAAATTAAGTATGCGTGAAGTAAATACTATCGATGATAAGATTGCTGTTATGAAGAATGATAGCGTCGAGTTCTTAGGTGGTACGTCTTCTAGAATGAAAATCAA